TGACAACGCCACGACGGGCAATCGTGGCGAGGTCGGCAAAGCGAAACAGACGGGCAAGACGGATTATAGCGGAAAGAAACGCCTTCCTGCATACGGCCGCGATCTTCTCGAACACCGCAAAGCCGGCCGCGAGCCTTATCACGGCATCGCGCTATGGATTGACCGCAAGCCCCCTCAAAACGGCGTATGCGCTCCGCTGGCGTTCTTCTCGGATACACAGCCCGATGAACTCGATTGGAGCCTTTGCGAAGGCTGCAGCGTGCTTATCCCGCATTCCGATGAAGTTGATCCTGACCGCCTGCTGGCAATCATCAACGAAGTCGTCAAGGCGGACCCGAGCCGGCTGATTCTGCTGAAGGAAGCGCCACCTGCGTTTGAAATCGTCTATTCGCGGGAGGCACGGCCATGACGATATGGACGACGGAAAACGCTAGCTCGAATCAGCAGGTCGAACAGGAAAGCCCGCTCGACTGGATCGAAGGTTTCATCTTGACGGACGAGGAGGAAAAGATGCTGACAGACGCGAAGTGGATCTATCCGAACCTGATCATTCAGGGCCATGTAATCGCCATTCCTGCAAAACCGAACGGCGGCAAGACCACCCTGATGACGCACATTGCCGGCGAGATTGCACCCGACTATCAGGTGATCTACGTCAATGCGGACGTGAGCGGATCGGACGCAAAGCCCATGCTCGAACATGCCCGGAAATACGGCTACAAGATGCTGTTGCCCGACATGAAAGCCGGCCTGTGTATGGATGACGTGGTAGCCCAGCTAGAGCGCATGAACGAAGCGAGCGCGGACTATTCCGGCACCGTCTTCGTGTTCGATACGCTGAAGAAGATGGCGGACATGATCAACAAATCATCGTTGAAAAAGGTACTGGCCACCCTGCGCGGATTGTCGGCAAAGGGCATGACGATTGTCCTTCTTGCCCACACCAACAAATACGACGGACCGGACGGACGCCCGATATTTGAAGGCACGGCAGACCTTCGGGCAGACGTGGATGAACTGATTTACCTGATCCCGCTGAAGAACCCGGACGGGACCATGACAATCAGCACGGACCCGGACAAGGTGCGCGGATCGTTCGAGCCTATCACCTTCACCGTGACGCCTGATCGGCAGGTGATCCCCTGCAACCACTACGTCAATGTTGCGGAACTGAATCGAGCGGCTGAAGCCCTGGAACGCGACGAAACAGTGATCGAGGCGATTACCGAGGCCATTGCAGCCGGCAAGGCAAAGCAAGTCGATATTGCTGCGTTCTGCAAAGAGAAGTACGGCCTGAATCACAAGCAAGTCGGGCGCGTGCTGATCAAGTACAGCCGGCCGCCGCTCAGGAAGTGGAAGCGGGAAAAGGGCTTTGCAAATAACGCTTGGCTACACGAGTTGATCTAAACCGCACCCCTGGGAAAACGGAAAAAGTGCCAAACCGGGAAAACCGGCCAGAGTGGGAAAAGTAGGGAAAACCGCGCCGTTACTGGGTTTTCCCACTTTTCCCACTTTTCCACTTTTCCCGTTTTCCAGACCCCCCCTAGCCATGGCTGGGGGCTTTTTCTTGCTCGCCTTCGTTGCAGGTAAAGCCCCTTTGAATCAAGACCATCCATTTTTGGATACCCCCTGACTGCCCTACTGCCACAGCCTGTGGAAGTTGCCCCTCACGCCCACTTCGGTGGGCTTTTTTTCGCCTATCACAATCGCAATTGCATTTGCAACTTTGTTGCATCTGGTGTGCTACCATCGCAGTGCCTGTATGGCCATACACCTATCCTCATGAGGAACCACACCAAATGAAACTCTTTGAAGTCCGAGAGCAACGCGCTCTCAAGGTCGCAGAAATGCGCGCTCTCGCTGATGGCGAAATGAACGCCGACAAGAAAGCCGCTTTCGACAAGCTGAAATCCGAAGTCGTCGCGCTCGAACAGGACGAAGCCCGCGCCGCCTTTTTGGAAGAACAGGAACGTCGCAGCGTGGGCGCATCGCACAGCGCAGAGCACCGCAGCGCCGCCGACCTGGAAGGCCGCGTTTCGATCCTGAACATTCTGCAAGCCGGCCTAGAAGGTCGCGCGCTCTCCGGCGCTGAAGCCGAATACGCAGCCGAGACCGAGCGCCGCACCGGCCGCAAGGCACAAGGCATCTTCGTGCCCATGTCCGCATTCGAGCGCCGGGTGAACACCACCACCACCGGCAATGACCTCGTGCCGACCGATCACCGCGGCGACCAATACATCAACCCGCTTCGCAACGCCCTGATGGCGCGTCGCCTGGGTGTGCGCGTGCTCTCGGGCCTGCGCGGCAACGTCACCATGCCCAAGCACGGTACCGGCCTGTCGGTGGGCTGGGTAGCCGAGAACGGCAACCTGGGCGACTCTGACATGGGCTTCGATCCTGTGACCCTCGCGCCGAAGCACGCCGGGGGCATCACCGAGATGTCGCGCCAACTGATTCAGCAGAGTTCCCCGGATATCGAACAGCTTGTTCGTGATGACCTCGCCTTCGCGCTGGCCAAGGCAATCGACTCGGCGCTGATCCTGGGCGGTGGCGCGAATGAGCCGGTCGGCGTGCTCTCGACGGTCGGAATCCAGACTGCGAGCCTCGCAGCCCTCTCGTGGGCAAACATCAACGTGATGTTGGAGAAGGCCGAACTCGAAAACGCCCCTGTGGCCTCGTGGCTGACTCACGCCAAGGCGAAAACCAAACTCGCCACCACCCTGAAAGCGGCCGGCATCGCGGGCTATCTGCTGGAAGGCGGGCGCATGGCTGACCTGCCGCTCTACAGCACGAACCAAGTCCCCGCCAAGGCTGGCGCACCGGCAACGGGCCGCGTGATCCTGGGTGACTGGTCGCAGGTGATGCTGGGCATTTGGAGCGAAGTGGATGTCCTCGTGAATCCCTACGATTCGACGGCCTACGCACGCGGGGGCGTGAAGGTCCGCGCAATGGCGACCTGTGACGTAGCGGTGCGGCACCCGAAAGCCTTCGTCGTCGCCGACGATCTGGCGCTGTAACCATGAAGGCCGGTATCGAAGTTCGAGCCGGCCTGAGCCTGCGAGCCGCTGCTAGTGGGCGGCTCGTGGGGCTTGCGGCTGTGTTCGACAAACCTAGTCAAGACCTTGGCGGATTCGTGGAAATCATCCGACCTGGGGCCTTCCGCAGCGCGCTGCAAAGTGCCGAGCACATCCGCGCCCTCTACAACCACAACGAGGACCACGTTCTAGGCCGCGTCGGATCGGGCACCCTGCGATTGCAGGAAACCAGCGAAGGACTTTCATTCGAGCTGGATCTCCCGCCGACCTCCTACGCGCAAGACCTCGCAGCCCTCGTGCAACGTGGTGACGTATCGGGCTGTTCCTTCGCCTTCCGCGTGCGCGACGGCGGCGAGAAATGGACGGTGGGCAATCCGACGATTCGAGAGCTTACCGACCTGGACATGACCGAAATCACGATCACGGCCAACCCTGCCTATCGTGATACGTCGGTCGCGCTGCGAAGCATGGAAGACGCGACGAAGCGCAGTTTCTGGGATGACCCGCAATTCCTTTTCCTGGAGACATGCCGATGAAGCTGATCGAACGCGCCATGTCGGCACTCGGCTATGAACGCCGCGCCGACCTCTATGACCAATATTGGCCGAACTTCGAAGCCCTGCGCGCCGGCACCGTGACCCCTGCGACCGCAGAGGGCATCAGCGCCGTGTATGCGTGCGTATCGGCCATTTCCGAGACGATTGGAAGCCTACCCCTTGCCGTCTATCGCAAGACGGACACAGGCCGGGAAAAAGCCCCTGACCACGCGCTTTATCGTGTCCTTCACGATCAACCGAACGACCGGCAAAGCGCGCTCGAATTCCGGGAGCAGATGACGGCCCACATGCTGCTGCGTGGCAACGCCTTTGCGCGGATCGTGCGCGGTGGCGACGGCCAAGTTCGACAACTGGTTCCGCTTCACCCGGATCGTGTCCGAGTGCTCGAACTGGAGAACGGGCGCATCGGGTTCGAGGTGACGGACAGCGCCGGCAAGGTTCAACGCCTGACGATGGACGAAGTGTTTCATCTGCGGCACCGCTCAGATGATGGCGTGCTCGGCGTGTCACCGATCACCCGCGCAAAGGGCGTGCTCGAACTCGCAGATGCAGAAGCACGGCACGGCGTGGATACCTTCACGAACGGCAGCAAGCTGCTAGGCATCCTGAAGGCACCTGGCCGGCTGAACGGGCCGCAGCGCGTGGCGATCAAGGAAGCGTGGGCCACCTACAAGGCAGGCGGTACGCCGGTACTTGATGACGGCATGGACTACCAAGCCGTTAGCATGACGCTCGAAGATGCCGAATGGATCGAAGCGCGCAAGTTCTCCGTGATCGAAGTGGCGCGATTGTTCCGCGTGCCACCCGTCATCATCCAAAGCATGGAGTCCGCGAACTACAGCAACAGCGTGGAGCTGGCGCGGCAATTCGTGACCCTGTGCCTACGTCGTCACCTCGTGGCCTGGGAGCAAGCGATTCATCGGCAGCTACTCACTGAGGCCGGACGCCGGACCTACTTCGTTGAACACGGCGTGGAAGGACTCTTGCGCGGCGACTCGACCACGCGGGCGAGCTTCTACGAGTCGGCCATCAGTAACGCATGGATGACGGTGGATGAAGTCCGCCGCCTGGAGAACCTGCCACCCCTGCCGCGCAAGTTCCCGACGCCGACGCCGCCGAAGGGGGTAGAGCAATGACGACGCCGACGCTTACCGATCTGAAAGCCTTCCTGCGCGTGAGCCACGACGACGACGACGCATTGCTGACTCGCCTGATGGGTAGTGCGCTGCGTGAAGCCCTCGCGTACATGGATGACGACCGACTCCCCGCTGTGCCAGGGCCTGCGGTGGACGTTGATCTTCCCGAGGATGTGATTCAAGGGGCCTTCCTGCTGGTGCAAGCGGACTATGACGGCGACCCGGCAAAGCGCGAGGTGCATCGCAAGGCGGCGACCTCGTTGCTCAGACCCTACTCGACGGTGCTCTGATGTACGCCGCCCGCATGGATACGCGAGTCACGCTAGAACGCCCTCAGGCGGGCACAGACGCATGGGGCCAACCCGTTGAAGGCTGGGGCCTCATTGCCTCGACCTGGGGCTGTCTGGAGCCGCTGCAAGGCCGCGAGCTATTCGCAGCACAGGCGGCACAGTCCGAAGTCAGTTATCGACTGACGACGCGCTGGCTATCGGGCGTGGATGCGTCCTGCCGCGTGGTGCTAGACGACGGTCGCGTGCTGGGCATCACAGCGGTGATCGACCTGCGCAACCAGCACAGGTACATGCAATTCCTCTGCCGGGAGGTGACATGAGCAAGACGTTACGCGAACGCCAGCTAGAGACCGGGCGCACCCTCAGCTTGAACGGCATCAAGTGGCGACGCCTGCGTGCTGCAAAGCTGGAACGTGACCCGCTGTGTGTCGCGTGCTATCGACGGGGCCGGCTGACGGTGGCGACGGACGTGGACCACATCAACAACGACGCGACGGACAACAGCCCGGACAACCTGCAATCGCTCTGCCACGAATGTCATTCGCGTAAGACTCAGGCGGACATGGGCAAGCATGTGCACATGGGATGCGACGAACGGGGCTATCCATTGGACCCGAATCACCCATGGAACCAAGGACGATGACACCCGCACTGCTGATGAGTCCGTCGCGCTGGGCATGGAATCCACTCTTTGATGCGTGGATTGCTGCGGCGCAAAAATCACGAGGAACCGAGGGCCACGAACCGCCCGGTAAGTCTTCTTTTAATGCTAACCGGATGATCCAAGATGAAATCCACACGACGCCAGCGTTCTGACAGCGCAAAGGCCGCTGTAGAAGCCGCTCAAGCCGGCGTACTGCCGCCGCTACCGCCGCCTGCCCATATCCGCCTGCGCGGGTGTGACATGCCGTACTGGAACGAGATCGTCCAATCTCGCCAGCGTTCGAGCTGGACGGGTGTGGACCTCGCTCAAGCGGGCGTTATGGCACGCGCACAAGCCGACATCGAACGCCTGCAACGCGAAGTTGAAGACGAAGGCGAGACGATCTTGGCGGCGAACGGATGCCCGGTCATCAACCCGAAGGCGAAGCTGATCGAAACGCTTTCCAAGCGCGTTACTGCGCTCAGTCGCGTGTTGCATGTTCATGCGCTCGCAACGTCTGGACGGCCTGAGGATGCAGCCAAGAGCGCCGAGCTTGAACGGCAAGCCCGCCAGGATGCTGACGACGATCTGATTCCGACACTGCGAGCGGTGAAGTGACTCGTGCCGAGCGGGTGATTCGCTTCGTGGAAGCCTTCTGCGTGACGCCTGAGGGCGCGCACGTCGGCAAGCCCCTGGTGCTCGCTGACTTTCAGAAGGACTTCATCCGGGCGATCTACGACAACCCGCAAGGCACCCGGCGAGCCTACCTCTCGGTGGGCCGCAAGAACGGCAAGAGCGGGCTGATAGCCGGCCTGCTGCTGGCGCACCTCGTGGGGCCCGAAGCGAAGCTGAACAGTCAAATCGTGTCGGGGGCCATGAGCCGCGATCAGGCCGCGCTCGTGTTCAACCTCGCATCGAAGATGGTGCAGCAGTCCCCGAAGCTATCCGCCCTGGTGAAGATCATCCCGAGCGGTAAGCGGCTGATCGGGCTACCGCTGAACGTGGAGTTCCGCGCTCTTGCGGCTGAGGGCAAGACCGCCCACGGGCTTTCGCCTGTGCTGGCGATCCTCGATGAAGTCGGACAGGTACGCGGGCCGCAGTCGGACTTCATCGACGCGATTACCACGGCACAGGGCGCGCACGAAGATCCTCTGCTGATCGTCATCAGCACACAAGCTGCCTCTGATGCCGACCTTCTCAGCATCTGGCTGGATGACGCCGCCCGCTCGAACGATCCCCGGATCGTGTCACACGTCTATGCCGCGCCTGAAGGTGCCGACCTGATGGACGAGTCCGCGTGGAAGGCCGCAAACCCGGCTCTCGGACTGTTCCGCAGCCTCGACGACCTCAAGGAGCAGATGACGCAAGCCAAGCGTATGCCGAGCATGGAGAACAGCGCCCGCAACCTGCTGCTGAACCAGCGCGTAAGCACTGACGCACCCTTCGTGAGTCCTGATGTCTGGAAGTCCTGCGCGGGGGGTGTCGTTCCGTTCAACGATACCCCTGTCTTCGGTGGCCTCGACCTATCGGCCAGGACGGACCTCACAGCCTTCGTGCTGATCGGCCGTATCAATGGCGTGTGGCACGTACAGACGCACGTCTGGACGCCCGAGAAGGGCCTTCTCGACCGCGAACGCAAGGACAGAAGCCCATACACCCTATGGGAGCGGCAAGGCTTCCTGAAGACCACTCCGGGCGCGACGGTGGATTACGCCTTCGTTGCTGCGGACATCGCCAGGATTTGCGCCGGCCTCGACGTGCAAGGCATCGCATACGACCGCTGGCGTATCGACCTCATGAAGAACGAGTTCGAGAAGATCGGCCTCGACCTACCACTGGTGGAATGGGGCCAGGGTTTCAAGGACTCTGCGCCGGCGCTCGATGCACTGGAAGCCGAGCTGCTGAACGGGCGCATTGCCCACGGTGGGCATCCCGTTCTGAGCATGGCCGCAGCGAACGCCACGACCACCCGAGACCCAGCCGGTAGCCGCAAGCTCGACAAGAGCCGCGCTACGGGCCGCATAGACCCGCTGCAAGCGATGGCGCAAGCCTTCGGACTCGCAGCCCGCACAGGCGAGCTACTCGAACGTGAGGAATCCAGCGTGTTCTTCGTCTGAATCATCCCCGAGCCGGACGGGCCGCTAGTGCGGGCATCCCGGACACGGATCAGTCGTGAGTGCCGTGTTCATGAAAAACCGCGCCCGCCGACAGCGCCACGACTCCTTCGCTTTGCATGGGGCGCGTGGTCGGTACGAAGCCCTCGCCTGCGTGATGCTTGCGGGGGCTTCGTTTGTCTGGACACAAAAAAGCCGGCACACAGGCCGGCTCATCATGGTGTTCTGGTGGGCGATAGTGGGATCGAACCACTGACTTCCACCGTGTGAAGGTGGCACTCTACCGCTGAGTTAATCGCCCTTTT